TTACGCCTGCGCCGCTTTGTGCCGCGTGCTGTCGTATGGCTTCCCCGTTTTTACGATGTAATAGGCCAGCTTCGCCAGTTTGCGCATGATGGCGACTATGATGACCATTTTAGGCTTGCCTGCGTTTGTCAGGTTACGGACTAGCTGCGGGAATGCGCCCGTCCGATAGGCGACAAGGGCGGGCATATACAGGGAGCGTTTAACCCGGCGATGTCCGTAGCGGCTCAATCTGCCTTTCTTGTTTACGCTCGTCCCCGACTGTTCGGTCTGCGGGCTTAGTCCTGCGTATGATACGAATTGGTTTGCGGTTTGGAAGGTTTTGTCTGTCAGTTGGGCATACAGTATGGCGGCGGTTTCTTTGCCTATGCCTGCTATGGTTTGCAGGTTCCGATAGTGGCCGTCAGTTTCTGCCTTTTCGATTTGTGCATCTATGGCGGTTTGGGTTTGGTCTATTTTTTCCTGATAGGCTTGTATAAGGTCTTGATGGATCGCCTGTATCATTTCGTCATCTGAACTGTGCAGGCGGTTTTTGATTTGTTTCTGATGGTCTTTAAGTTGCTGTTTCAGATTAATGAGTTTTTGAAGATGGCGGTTTTTAGGCTTGCTATACGGTATGATTTTGTCCGCGTGCCGTTTGGTGTATTCGGCAATCAAGTTTGAATCAGCTTTGTCGGTCTTCGTGCGATTAAACTGGCTTTTGCCGTAGTCTTTGATTTTCAAGGGATTGATGACGTAAACGGTGTGGGTTTCGGACAGGTTTTCGGCGGCAGCTTCGTAGTATATGCCCGTTGCTTCCATTCCGATGACGCATTTTCTGACTTTGTTTGCCTTTATCCAGTCTTTGAGTCTTTGGAAGCCATCCCGATTGTTGCCGACCTTGATGTAACAGGTACTGCCGTCGGTTTTGTGCAAGGTTGCGTCTATGGTTTTTTGCGATATGTCCAATCCAATTGTATTCATGATGGAATTTTCCTTATTTATTCAGCCTTTTATGGCTATGATGATATTCAATCTTTAGGATAATCGGACGGTTCGGCATTTCTTTTTTCCAGTTTTTGACTTTGGTCGATTTACTGCCTAAACCGCCCGGGCTTCTGTTTTGCGCATAAACAAAAACCCGCAAACCGTCTTCTTTAAAACGATTTGCGGGTTTTGGCTTTGGCATTTTATTGCGTCCGGTTGCGCTGATTTTTACCTATTTTCAAATTTTTGGGCGACGCCGGAAGACATAAAATTGCCGAAACTCATAGAAGCGGGAGTTCCCGCACCCCGTGGATGCTTATTTACCTATTAATTCCGCCTTTGGCTTCATTAACAGATAAATAAGCATCTTTATTTATGGCGAACCGACAACCCCGCCGCGTTGTGCAAATTGTTGTCCTGCTTCGACGTAGCCGTCATACATTAGGTTTTTTGGGCTTTGCCCGCCTATCGTGATAACTTGGTTGTTTTCAGGCTCATAGGCGGTCTGCGGGGCTGTTTGTGGCTGTTGCACGGTTTGCTGCTCATCTTTGTAGGGATTGAACGGCAAGCCGTTTTTGGCGTAGTCTTTGCACATGGCTTTTGTGATTTCTTTAAGAGGTGTACCTTGCGATGAATAACAAGTACAGCCGCTTTTACCGCCATCGACGCAGCCAACAGGGTACTCAAATGTTTTGACCTGTCGGACATTGTTATAAATGGGCTTGCTTTCGGGCTTTTCGGCTAGCGTAGGGACAAAGTCTTCAGGTTTGAGATTTTGCCCTATATCGGCAGTCGCAGGGCTGTTTTTCGGTTCTGTACCATCTACATCGGATGCGGCAGTTGTGGCCGTCGTTTGTTGCTCGTCCGCGCTAAATCGTTTGCTCATGTTGTTTATCGTGTAAAGCGTGAAGCCTATCAAAAGCGGTATAAACAAGACGACGAATATCAGGCTTTTGGGTATGCGACGCTTTGGCTTGGTGTGTACTTCGGCTGATTTATACATACCGAAAGACTTTTTAGGCACGACAAACGTCCGCTCAATGGCTTTAGCAATATTAACGCTGCTATCGGGCTGGTCGACGCATTCGTTCCACTCGTAGAGTTTGCGCCCGACAGGCTTTATAGAAACGTGCATATGACGTTGAACGAGCCGGCGGACGAAACTGTCAAGGAAGCTAGGATGTTGGGTTATCAACACGATGTCTAAACCGTGATGGCGGTGTGTTGCCAATGCTTCGATGAATGGCGGTACTTTTGAAGCGGCGGAACGTGTACCCATCAGCCTTTGTGCTTCGTCTATGATGACGAGCGAGCCATAAGGAAGGAAGTCTTGAAACGGCTGGGATTTGATTTGCTCGTCTGAAAGTTCTTCGTGTTCTATTTTAAGTTCGGGAATGCCGTTGACAAAGAGCGGGCGTTTTTTCTTTACGCCGTCTTTGTCGGTAAAGTGGGTGTAGCTTTCGTCGGTCATCAACATATTGACGACGGAGCTGGTCTTTCCGCTGCCCGGAACGCCTGTTTGCAGAATAATCATTTATCTTTACCCCCTGGAATGAACGACAATTTGCTTATGCTTTGCATAGCGACATTAAAGGCAAATGCGCCGAATATCAGCCCTAATGCGTGTCCGAAACCTGCCATCATAATGATTTGCAGAATATCGGACGGCATGGAATTGAATTTATTGATGATGTAGTCTTTTACGAATCCTAGACCCACTGTAAAGCCCGTAAAGGTCACGAAACTGATACCCAGTGCTATAAATACTTTTACAACAATATAGGTCAGCAGCCTTTGTAATATGGCGAAAAACGCGGCTTGCATGCTTTAGTCCTTTCTGCTTGAGAACATGATAAATGCGGCTACAACGGCAGCTATACCGATAACAAGGAAACGTATCATTTCGGCAAAACGGCAAATCAGGTCATATTTAAACTCCATCGTTATGCCTAAATAGCTTGCTGTTCTGGGAGCAGGACAAACGCCGTTGTCAGGCAGAAAGAAATCAGGGCTAAAGGTTGTTTCGTTTTGGGTATGCGGTATTTTGAATGGTTCTTCCTGTTCTTCTATATTGCCTTTTTCGGCACAGGCTAGGATATTGGGGAACACTTCACACAATAAACCGCCACTTTCTTTTGGCTTATCATCCTCTTTCGGCTTGTCGTCGGGCTTTGGATCGTCTTTGCCATCGGGCGTGCTATTTGGATCAGGTTTATCTTTGCCGCCAGGGCTGCCTTCGGGGTCAGGTTTGGTTTTATCGGACGGGCTGCCGTCGGGCGTTGGGTCGGGTTGAGAGCCTGGCTTGCCGTCGGGGTTGGGGTCTGGCTGCGAACTTGGCTTGCCATTTTCGCCCGGTGTCGGGGTTGGTTTGGTTTTTGGCGCGGCGGGGCTGCCCGGCGTGAGGTCGGGACGTGGGGTTGTGGTGACGGTTGCTGTTGTGTTGCCGTCCGCGCCTGTGGTGAAGCTGATGGTTATTTGGAAAGGTCTGCCGTCTTGTCCTGTTGCCGGACCAAGTGTAATGACTGTTCCGTTAGGCACGGTCGGCGTGCTTACTGATGCACCCGGAATGCTGCCGTCTTGGTTTGCGGTTGCGTTCACATAGGGCGTAGGGTTGCTGTCTGCTTTCGGACCGACAATTCTGTCAAATTCGGATTGGGATATAGGCTGCTTTTTATTGGGTTGAATTGTCCAAAATGCCTTAGTAACGAACCCATAGGCGGTGATAGATGTACATCCGCCCGTACTATCAGATCCTTTATACTCTTTGGCTATATGACCTTCATAGCCCTGACTTTTTGCATAATCATCAACGTTTTTTGAAGCTCTATCACATAATCCGTCTAACGTTGATTTATAGCTCTTATAACCATAATCGTAGGATTCTTTAGATAATCCAAAACGTGCTAATTCAAATTTGTTTTTACCATAATTACGCTCATCATTAGGCGTGATTATGATGACATATTCTTTATCGGTTACAAAATCACCCAAAGTCACATCGTATTTATAACCTTCGTCTGCAAGCATTTGCTCGACGAGATAAAAAGCAGCGGTGGAAACTGCAAAACCGACAGGACCACCGCCTACTCTTGCGAATTTGCCGCCTATTTTTGCTTTGGAGAGCAGGTTTCTTAGGACGGTTGAACGGGGGACAGAAGATTCAATAGTTACGCCTAACCTAGTTGAAGCACCAATAGAAGAATGAGATATCTCAGCAGATACTGATTGTTTTGAAACATATTTTTCAAAATGTGGCGTATAAGTTCTATTGATTAAATTCTTAAAGCCATCATCAACTTTAGCACTTACACCATTCCCCATTTGAAAACTCGTCTGAGCAGCAAAAGCACTATTCGAACATATTATTAAAACACTCAATATCAGCGGTGAACACTTTTGATAAAAGAACGCCATTTCCCGTACCAATCTTATAAACAGCTATGCTGTAATCAGGAAATCTAATTTCCAAATAAGTCCCTAAAAACCTATGTGAAAAATTCCTGCATAAAGCATAGAAATCAGAACCTGCAACGCACGAATTTTGTGCAATCAAATCACAATAAATATAAGCCATAGACATACCGTAATATTCGTCTAATTGGTTATATTTGCGCTTTGCCAAATACTCTTCATTAATATTTAAATTGAACATAATCCTAACTTTCGTAACGGTTACAGAAAGTCGGGATTATATGCTTATTCATTAAAACGAACCATAACCACTGGCTATCATGTCTTCGACCGTACTGTCTTCGGGCATAAGACCTGCATCAATAAGGAAATTTAAATAATCCTGATTTTTGTCATAACCATCCGGCCAAACTCTTTCCATATACTCTTCATGCGTTTCATAATCGGGGTCTGATTCCATAAAGTCACCGAAGCCATAATCTGCCCCGCCATAACTAGCCCCTTGTTCATACTCAAAATCATCTTCAAACATATGATTACCTATTTAAAAATCATCCAGCCCACCACGACCGGAACAAATACGCCAAGATAGAAATAAAAGTCCATCATGCGACTACCTCAATTTCTGCCATAAAAGCTTCATCCCCCACACGGCAGCCATTATGGCGACCACAGACCAGCCGATGTATGAACCGTCCCTCATGCTGTCTATCGGGTTGCATTCGGGCAATTCGGCTTTGACGGCCTGACCGTTAAGTATCCAACCGAGCTTAGACGCCTGAAGCTGTATCAACTTGCCGTCTTCGCCAATCCTTGGAGGTACTAGGCTGAAATAGACGTTTTCGGCGTCTTGGCGGGTTGCGTAACAGTTATTTCCGACTTGATATCCCATCAACAATCCTTATAGATATAAACGCCGTCTTCGTCTTCGTCTTCGCCTATACCGTTTGCTATGGTTTCAAACTCTTGTTCCTTCGCTTCAAGTTCCTGCTCTTCTGCTACGAGTTCTTCATAAACGGCTAAGGCTTCTTCCTGAGTTCTTCGTCTGTCTTCACACTCTTCGTGTTCAGCTTCGACTTCTTCGGCTTCCTGTGCCTTTAATTCAGCTTCCGCTTTTTCCAATCGGATTTCAGCAAGCCGCAATCGGATTTCATCCAGCCTTTCCCGAATTTCTTCACGACGCTCTTTGCGTTCAGCCGCTGCTTTTGCCTTTCTGCCGTCGATAACAGAACGTATCAGGGCAATGCCTAAAAGTCCGCCATATGCCGACAAAACATAGCCGCCGATTTCTTTTATATCGGCAAGGTTATATCCGAACTCTTTCGATAATGTTTCTAAAATCGACATTTCTATGCCCCTTTAAAATTCAGACGACCTTTGGCGGGTCGTCTGAAACTTTCGGATTAGCGCAATACGCGTCGAATCAAAGTGATTGCGAAGATGGAAGCGATAATACCCAGTACGATTGCCGCAACGGACAAGGCGTCAGTTTTGGCAGTAGCCAAGTCGGTTTTGACGCTTTCAGGTACTTCAGCCCATGCTTGACCAGCGAGAGCCAGAGGAGCGGCGGCAACGACAGCCAGTTTTGCGCCGTATTTACGGCAAGTGTTCATCAATTTCATGATGTTTTCCTTTACGAAATGTTTATAAAAATGGTTTTGCGGGCTTTGTGAAAGGTTTATCAGACCGCCCGCCGAGCCTGAAACTTTTATTCTTCCTTCACGAAAAACACGAATATTTGAAATCCGCCGCCTATTTCTTCCATTCCGGCATTAAATGCGTCTTCATAGCTGTCAAAATGCCCGGCAGATTTTAGGTTTTGGGTAAAACCTGTATCGCCAAACGGATCGGGATAGATGAATTCGTGTGATTCCAAATCCTGAACTATGAACCGTTCTTTATATTTCATGATTTAGCCTTTCGGCTTTGACTCAGTTTGTACTTGGAACTCTTTCAGGGTGGGAACCATGCCTTTGCCTGTCGAGGTCATCTCTACGGTAATCATGACTTCGCAAGGGAAACTGAGGTTTGCCAGCTTTGCAAAGTTATCGCTTGAACCAAACTTCATCTGAGCTGCGGTGAAGCCGATGGCGTTACCCGATTGAGACGGGAGCGGTGTGGCGACCAAGACGGAACAACTGTCAATCTGAGAACCGTCAATTTCGCCTTTGAATTTTTTTGCACCTAAAAAGGTTGCTGGATAAGTGATTATCTGGTTTTGGTTAAACATGGATATTTCCTTTCTTAAAAATCATACCAATCAAATTTGACGGGCTTTTTGGTATAAGCCCTATATTCACCGTAATACTGCCGATACTTGGAATTTTTAAGACGGTTTCGCGCTGTTTCTTCATGCCATCGCGCCGTCCTTCTCTTCATCTGTTCAGCGAGCGGTAAACCTTCTTCATATTTGCGTTGCAACCATTGTTCATATGCTTCGTCTTCTTTTCGTTTTCTGTCTGCTTCATACTGGACTTCAAAAAGACGTTTATGCGGGTCGTAGCCGTCTGACAGTTTGAAACCGACCGAATCTAAATCTAAAGCCATGACTTCAAAATCAAGTGCCGCCTCCGCCGATTCGTGTATGAACCCGCTTCTTTCTGCCTGCCTCAATTCGTTCAAATCGTACTTTTCAGGCTCCAGACCTTTGGGATAGCCTTGTTCTGCTTTTAGCTGCCTGACAATTTCTTCAGCCGTAAAACCTAAATCGGACATGAAATTGACGAGCTTGCCGACGGCGTTCTTTGCATGTTTCAGTTTGTGGCCGAACGTCAAATTCAGTGCTTTACTTCTCGGCTCAAACCTTTTTTCCTGCGGCATATTTTTGAAGGTGCTGCATATGGGAAATGCGCCGCAAAAGTAACCGCCTTCGTCTGTCAGAATCTCAAACGGTATTTCTATATCTCCGTGGTTAAACTGTATTTCAAACCTGACCCATGGGCTGTCCTTATCACCCAACTGGCGGCCTTTTTCGTATACTCGGACAAAGCGGGAATTTTTCTTCCTACCGACATAGAACGTCTTACCTGTGCCGTCTTCTTTACGCCATGCCGACCCGACCGTTTCGGACTTCGGGCGCATATTGTGATTGTCGAAAAAGCCGTTATCGTGGTCTAACAAGGCTCGTTCGGGGTTGTATTGGCCGTCGAAAAAATCTAAAGCCAAATCGATTCGGGTTATTCGTGGTCGAACGGCGTTTTCTAAAAACTGCCTCATCCTTGCTTCCCAACCCGCTTGCGCGAGATTGCACCCGACGCCTTTCAGCTCAATCAAAACGGTATCCCGCTGGCCGCCATAATGGACTTCTCCGTAATCCACATCGTCCGATCCGAGCCGGTACATGGATTCGTAAAACTTGTTACCTTTGGACTTGCATTTTCGGGTAATGCCGAAACCTAAAATTTCTTCCAACTTCCTGCTCAAGACGTACATGTATTCGGTATCGGATACCAACGGACATCCGGCGATTTTTACCAATGTGTCTTGATGGAAGGTTATAGAAAGCCAGTCTATGAAAACGCCGTCCTGTACGCCCCGCCTTTGCGGAACTTCAATCAGTTTCCCCCGCTCATCCGTGATGAAATGGGAGAAATATTCTATTTGGCCGCATGCCCGTGTCTTGTGTCCCCTGAGGGGTGTCTGGTGCCTCCCCAT